CTAATTTTTTAGGTAGTACTGCTATTGAAATTATGTATCCAGACGAATATTATCAAACATATGAAGACGTATGGCCAGATACGGCTGCAGGTGACAAAAGTTTATTTAATGACTTTGGTCAATTATGGAATACAAGACAAGGTTTTAGAAAAGACTTTGATCCAAAAATTATTGAGGATTACAAAACTAAAAGACAATATATTAATCAAATGAACTAAGGAGACACTATGACAGTAGAAACAAATATAACATTTACATCAGCAAACGTAGGCAAAAATCTGTATAGAAAAAAAACATACTATACACTTATGATTGAACAAGAGGTCTTGGCTGATAACGAAGCAGAGGCAGACCATAAGTTTTTAGATTTTGGTGGTATTGACCATTCAGAAATCAAAGGTTCAATAACTTCTCAAAAAGAAGGTGTTGAAACATTAGTTGCTGATGCTAGTTATTCAGATAGTGGTAAAACTGAATACATTGGTAAAGTTGTTTATGAAGATGAACCGTTCGCAGTGGAAGACGGCTTGGTGGAGATCGACACCTATGCAGATGAAAATGCTCTAACAGAAAAAGAAGAGTCAGACGTTGATGTTGCTATTCAGTTAGAGGCAGAAAATCAAAGAGGTAAATAATGTATAACGGATATTTTGCGATTGCATTAGATAAACAAAGTTGTAATACGGTTAAAAAAGGTGCTACAATGAGCGTGTTAGTATCGGATCATATTACACTTGCATTTAAACCAACAGTTAAAGTTTTTAACAAATACAAAAATCTTGTGGGTAAAAAAGTAGGTGCTATGATTAATGGCTACAGAGCAAATAATCACATTGACGCATATTGGGTAAAAGATATGTTTTTATTAGACAGTAATAAAAAAATAAAAAGAAGTGATAAAGGTGCCGCTCACATTACATTATCACACAAAGAGGGTTATAAATCAGGTGACGCTAATACTATGTTTACAAATCCTAAAGTAAAAGATAAAAAATATGGTTATGTAGAAGGCACTATCAAATATTTTAATTACAACAAAATAGACTATTGACAAATTGATTAAAATGTGCAATAATAATAGAATGTCAAAAAAATTGACAAAAAGAGAACAATTTGAATTAGTAAAAAAAGATTATCATAAGTGGTTAGCCACTTTAGGTCTTAACATTAATATTAAGACAGGTCAAATAAGACAATCAAAAAGAGTTACAAAATTTTTAGATTTATCAATGTATAAAGTAAGAAATTCTATACCTACAAGTGATAGAATCCCAGGTGTATGTGTAAAAAGAACTTTACCAAAAGTTACATTACCTGAAGGTAAAACAATCGGCATTGCTTACAACAAAGGTAATTATCAAGTTGTAGATCAAGCTGATTTTAAATCAATGGGAAGGAAAATATGAGAACGTTAATGATGTTAACAATACTTGCTATAATGGCAACAGCAATAGCAAAAGCAGATACAGTAGATGTAAAAGTAAAGAACTTTATTGTAACTGAAGTAAACGATATTAAAGAATATCAAAAAAATAGTTGGCAATCAGCACAAGAACAAACTGCTAGAAACATTGCTCAAATTAAATCATTTTTTACTAAGGTAAAAACTAATGTTACACAAAATTAGTGATTTTTGTAATAAGATAGACTTATTAAAAGTGAAATCAGACAAACTTCGGACTATGAAATATGGTAGTCCGAAAGCTCCTACTGAAGAAATAGACAATATGATTGCTGATATTCAATCAGAATGTTATTTAATTGCTAATGATAGGTCTGAATATCATAAAGACGAACAATTTGATGATAATGGGCTACCAATAAATTATACAGACAAATTTTTAAATGAGGGAATATGAGTGATAAAGAACTAACAATTAAAAATCTAAAAAGTAGAAAAAAAGAAATAGAAGATGAATTAACATATAAAAATAACGAATCATTAAATGAGGAATTGTTTGAAATAGACGATACTTTAAAGAAATTAGATAATAATAGATCAAATGTTCTTACTTTGTTCTCATAAAAATGTTGATTTTATTGACCTATTTAACGCTTGACTTTTATAATAAACTGTGATAGCATTAGTACATAAATGATTATTAACTTAACAAAAGGACTACAATATGATAGATAAACAAACACTATTTGATGAATTTAAAATTGCAAAACAAAAAGATTTGCAACAATCAACTACAAACGAACCGTATGAAGATGTGTTTACAAATAGATTACAACTATTAAATTCACATAAAGTTGCAAAAAAATCAAATCCGAAGATGTATAGAAATTTAGATATTAACTTTGATAATTTGATACTTGCATATTCTTCACCAGTTCCAGTTGATCACTTTTATAAAAAAGTGTTCGGCTTAACTTTACAAGAATACAAATATCAAAAATATTTAGAAGAAATGACCGAAAAACAAAAAGAAAAAGAAGAAAAACTTAAAAAAGAAGAAAAAGAAAAATTAAAAATTGAAGATGTTGAAGAAATTACTTTTAATTAGTTGTTTGTTGTTGCTCTCTAATTGTGCTAGTAAACAGTCCTATATTGGTGCATCCAGTACAGCGGCTGTTGCTGGTACAGCATGTTGGCAATATATAAGTGACAATCCTGCTGTTGTGGCCACTTGTGCAGTTGCAGGTTCATTTAAAGGTGCAGATATTATGAATGCTGAAACAGATGATCAATTAATGACAAGAGCATTTGTAGATCATTTAGAAAACGCACCTAGTAGTCCAGGGTTTACAACTTGGCAAAATCCTAAAACACAAAGTAATGGTATTATCAAAACTACAGGTTTTTATTTAAAAGGTCCAATTAAATGTACAATGGTCGAAACTACACACGATCAAAATTTAGACAATACAAGATTTTTTGACTCAATACTATATGGTAATCCATATAGAAAAATGGAATGGCAAGAAGTTTGTAAAATGCCAGACGGAAGATGGAGAGTAAGTGATCAATAAAAAGAGAACATTATTTTTTATATTTCTATTGTTATTATTGATACCAGTATTAATGCAAGTTGCTTACTCGGAAGACTCATTTGAAAACACAATGAAAAAAATTGATAAATTAGAAGGCAAAAATGTTGCAGTAGAATATGATAAAATACAACCTATCAAAGATCAATATTGTTTCATTAAGGTAGAAATTAAACAATTAGACAATGGTGAGATTGTTAAACAGGAAGTAGTAGAATGTGCAGATGGCCGAAAGGCATATGATGGTCCTACATATTGGGAGTTATTTGCTCAATTTTACTATGGTGATATGAATACACCTGCCTACTGTAGATATTATGAAAGACCTAAACACGCATACCACAAACCTGGTAAAGTATGTTTAGATAAAGATGGTAATTGGGAGGTAAGATAATGATAAAAACGTTAATAATAACATCTTTTTTATGGATATCCATTGCATTTACATGGGAACCATTTGTTGCAACAGTTGAGAGAACACAGGCTGTTGACAAAACAAAAGAAATAGTATATAATGTGTTTAATATTATGAAGGAGAAAGTGAATGAATAAGTATGTTAAATATGTAATGATAGGTGCTGTTGGCCTGATACTTACGGGATGTGCTAATAGTACATATAAGATAAAACAAGAAAAGGATAAACAAGTCCTTAAAGTACCATCTTGGTATATGAAAGATTATAACGAGAAAAAAGAATGTGGTACTAAAACGTTCGGCAAAGGTAAAGATAAAGTTTGTATCTTTGGTGTCGGCACAAGTGTTTCACCAGATTTAGAACTTGCAATTGAAAAAGGTATGATGATTGCAAAGGCTGAACTTGCTGACAAAGTAAAAGGTGAGATGAATAAGAAAGCAAAAATATTTACTACAGAATTAGGTAAGAATACTAATAAAACTGTTGTAACAGATGTAGAAACTACATTGGTAAATATAATCAAACAGACACCTGTAAGAGGATATGAAGTATTTGCTCAAGAGGTAACTCTAACAAAGAACGGATACTACAGATCATGGATTGGTTTAAGATTGCCAATGGGTGAATACAATAAAATGTACAACTACTCTATTGAAACTGTTGTTGACGCTTTCAAACTTAAAGAAATGGCTGATAAGGCCTATGATGAAGTAGAGGTTATTGCAAATGAGTCATAAAATAGAAATATACTCAAAACCTAATTGTGTCTATTGCGAGAAGTCTAAACATCTTGTAAAGACACTAGGCTTTGAATACACAGAAAAAATGTTTGGCAAAGACTTTAAAACGCCAGATGAATTGTTTGAAGCTGTAGGTAAACAAGTTAGAACTATGCCACAAATAATAATAGATGATAAACACATTGGTGGATATAATGAGTTAGTTGAGTATCTTGCTGATAAAGGTCTATGTAATTTTAAAGGTGAAGTAACAAAGAATGTTGATGGCAAATAAAAACAAAGATAACGTAATATTGTTTCCTAAAATTCCTAAACAGCCACCTAATGCTAAGGCTCTGGAATTAGATGCCAAAAGGCAAGAAATGATAAGACTTGAACATAATAAAATTTTTGTTCAATCAGTAAGTGAAGACCTTACAGAAACAATGTTAATGAGATTAAAGGATGAAAATTTTAATTTAGCTGACCCAAAATTTTTAAGTGATTATAAATTATTATCTGAGTCTTTAAAATCAATGCTATTAAGACAAGTACACATGAAACACCCTTTACAAGAAAGAGTCGATAAGGCTGTAACAACAAAAGGTGAAGGTGAAAATTTATATGCTATTACAATTGATTATAAAAAATTTTAAAGAATTCCATAAAGCACTTTGGGATACTACAAATACTAAAACGTGCCTAGTATTTGATGGTTTAATTGAGGCACATTATATAATAAGGAGTGAATAAATGTTTAAATCATTATTCTCAAACGATTCAATGAAAATCGTATCAAAATCAAAAAAGACATCTACAAGAGGTAGAAAAACTTTGTCAAAAAGACAAAAAGTTTTAAACCTTTTATCTAAAGGTGCACCAGTATCTTGGAAGTCTTTAAGAACTAAATTCGATTTAGGTTCACCAAGAGCTTTAATTGATACATTAAGATCAGAAGGAAATATGATCTATGTTAATCAAACTGCTCAAGGTACTTCATACAGAATGGGTGTACCAACAAAAGCGATTATCGCTGCTGGTATTAAAAAATTATATGGGACTCCGTTCGCATATAAAAATGCGTAATCTCTCTCTTTAAAAACGCATAAATAAATGTAGAGGCGGCCTTGTGCCGCCCTTACATAACAAAATGAGGAGGGCAATATGCCAACAACAACAAAAGATATGAATATGCAATATGCAGGATCATCTGCTCCATTGCTACATGAAATTCTAACTAAAGTAAATAACGCAAAAGACAAACCTAAAAAAATTGAGGTTTTAAAACAAAACGATTCACTTCCATTAAGACAAATATTAAAAGGTGCATTTGATTCAAAAATTGAATGGGATTTACCACCTGGTAACCCACCATATACGGTCAATGAAGCTCCAGCAGGTACTGAACATACAACTTTATATACAGAAGCTAAAAAGTTGTGGCACTTTGTAAAAGGTGCAGACGCAGCTCTTTCAAAAACAAAAAAAGAAATGATGTTTATTCAACTGTTAGAAGGTTTACATAAAGATGATGCTGAACTAATGGTCGCAGTAAAAGAAAAAGAACTTAATAAGAGATATAAAGGTCTTACAGACGCTGTTGTTAAAGAAGCGTTTGGTTGGAATGACGATTACAAAACGTCCTAAAACATAAATATTATAGAGTGATTCTATAAAATTCAACTATAGGGTGTAGAACAAAAGTAGAACATTTACTTGATAAGCTGTCACACCCTATATTCCCTTTGATTTTACTATAAAAAAACGGCATATTATTGTCCGTTTTTGCTTGTATTTTATGCTGTATATGATATAGTAGCAGTATGAAAACAACAAAAAAGGAGAATACATTATGTCAAAAGTAAAACAATATTATACTGATGAAGCTGAAAAGGCAGTTGATAAGATTATCTTAAATTTTAAGAATAATCTAATTAATTTAGAAACTGCTGTCGCTGAAGTTATGAAAGTCGATAACCTTGATTTAACAGGTATTGATGAACACAATGTAGAAGAATGTATCCAAGATACATTTTACGATAAGGTTACTTCGTAATGCGTAAATTTTTGATAACAGTAGTAGTATTAAATTCTATTATATGGTTTGGACTATCTAGTCTAGTCAAAGCTGACGATTATAACACAGCTGTTATTGGCCATGTTATATCTGAAACCATAAAAAACACAGATATTGATACTTCCTATATTATGGAACAAGAGTTAGAAAAACTTGCTCACAAATTCGTTATTGATTCGATTTATATTATTCAAGCTTACTTACCTGAAATACTTGATGGTGTTGTTACTGATTTAAAATTAAAAACAGATCAAAAATACAAAGAGGAATTATTAAATGGCGAAAACAGTAACTAGAAAATCAAAAGCTCTGAAACTTAAAAGAAAGTTAAAAAAAGAATTTTCTGTAAAAAGAAAATATGCTACAACATATAAAGATATAAAGAAGTATTTTAAAGAATTTAATAATGCTATTTTTGATAACAAGTTATCTCCATTTGGACAGATTCAAATAAAAGATTTAAAAAGAGAAAAATGTGTAGGACAAGTCATTACATTTGAGTGGAAAAGAAAAGGTACACGAATGTATAAATTAGAAATGTTACCTGCCTATCCTGAAAAAAGAGATTTTTTGGACACGTTAGTCCATGAAATGGTACATTTGTACCAAATGCAAAACCTAGGTGACACAGGAAATCACAATGATGTGTTCTGGTCCTTTTCACCAAAAGTAAACTATATTGGTTTACAATTATAGAAAGAAGAAAGTTATATTATGAGTAAAAATGAAAAGAACCATGTTGATGATTGGTTAAAACAACAAATTAGAAAAGGCATAAACATAATTGACTATGTTTTACAAAACAATGTAGGTGAGTGGGAACTATATTATACAGGACATTTACACAAAGACATCCTAAATAACTTTCCAGGCAGAACCAGTAAAAAGATATTTAAAGGTTATAGAGAACTTTTAGATAATAGTAACCTTGTGTTTATTCAAAAGAAGTTTGAAGAACACGGCTACGAATACTACGTAAAGAAAGGTATATAATGAAGTTATTAAAACAACATAAAGAGATATTACAAGAGGTTGTAAAAGGTAAAGGATACTGGAGAACACCAACCGTACCTAAAACTCATAGTGAAAAAATACTAGAGGATCTTGTTAAATTATATTTACAAGACTTGATTGTATTTAATAGAGAATATGATATACCATCTTTTGGTCCTAGTAGTGAACATAAAGTAAGATACAAATGGTATGTTGTGACCATGAATAAAAAGAAAACTTTAAAAGACTTAAAAAAGATCATAAAGGACGGTAAAATTGCCTAGTCAAAAAGAGATAGAAGTACTAATAGAAAAATCATGGCATTACTGTAAAATTGTATTTGCAGTAGGTATTGTTTTGACAATGACTTTTGGTTTAGGAACATTTTATCCTAATAAGATTGCAACAAAACGTGTAAATGCTGATTTAGATAATTTTTATGTTACACAAATACAAAAGATGGATTTTAAAGAACCATCTTTTAACTATACAAACGATATTCAATTCGTTAGGGCAATGCATAAATGTATTGATTATATAAACTTATCTACACCTAAAGATAAAAGAATACCATATGAAATGGTGATTGGTCAGGCTGCATTAGAGTCTGGTTGGGGAAAAAGTAGATTTGCTTTAAAAGGTAACAATTTATTTGGTATTAGAACTTATACAGAATCAACACCACATTTATTGCCAGAAGGTATTGATGAATGGCCAGGTTGGGGTGTTAGATCATTTGCTAGTAAATGTGCTAGTGTAAAAGAATATTTTAGATTATTAAATGAACATCAAGCCTATGAAGACTTTAGAAGAATACGAAAACAGATGATTGAAAATAATCAAATGTTGGATCCAATTAAACTTATTAAAACACTTGATAAGTTTTCAACTACAAAAGATTATGATGAAAGAGTTATAAGAATGATTAATAAAATTAAAAAGTTAGAGGAAAATCAATGACAATAGCAGATGGATTATTATTAGGTGTACTTGGCATAATGATTACAATTGTAGGTATGATGATTGCTTATATTATTGGATATCAAGTAATAAAACCAAAACCAAAAAAAGAATCAAATGCTTTAGATGATTTACTTAAAAGATATAAAAAGAAGTATTTAAAGGGATAATTGATGCTTGACTTCAATGTCAAATTAATATATAATATATACTATGATTACAATTGATGATATAAAAAGACTAAAAGATTCAGACAATCTTAAAAAACATAGATTAGATAATCTAGCAAAAGCTTGTGCTGATGCTTCTTCAGACGAAATGAAATCTATGTGGTATAATAAGATGATGAATTTAGCAAATGAATATAATATGAAAGATTATGTAATGAGGAGGTTAGTACACTAATGAATATATTTTATGTTGATAAAGATCCAGTAAAAGCTGCTAAAATGCTTTTAGATAAACATGTGGTCAAAATGATACTTGAGTCTGCTCAAATGTTGTGTACTGCTAAACGTGTGCTTGACGGTACAGAATATCTGGCAAAAACAAAGAACGGTAGAAATATTAAAAGATGGCGACTTGATAATTCTAATGAAGAAGCAATTATCTACAAGGCAGGTTGGTTAAATCATCCATCTACACAATGGGTATTACAATCAGCATACAACTACATATGGTTATACAAACATATGATGGCACTTAACGAAGAATACAAGTTAAGATACAATCATACAAAAGACCATTTGACTATTCAAAAACTAGGCGACATACTTAAACACCCACCTAAAAACGCTAAAGTTGATGTTGTAGGTACAGATGCTACACCAGCAATGCCAGATGAATGTAAAATACCAGGTGACGTAGTTGCGTCTTATCGTAAATACTATATAATGAAAAAACAAGCATTTGCTACATGGAAATCACCTGCTAAAATGCCAGAGTGGTTTGCTGAAGGAATTAAAAATGAACAAAAAAAACAAAATAGAACAGCCTAAAATTTATGAAAGAAATCCTAATACAGGAGTTATTCGTTGGAGATATGTCGGTGAATCACACGAAAAGTTTGGTTGGCCAAATTATGGTAGAATTTTAAATGTTAAAAGAACGAATACAACAAAAAGGTAATGATCTTAAAATGCTACAAGGCCACGATAGACTTGCATATCTAATTGACATAGCAAAAGATGTAGAACCATTACCACAAGAAGTTAAAATAGAAGAAAATAGAATACGAGGTTGTGCTAGTAACTTATGGTTAATAGGTGGAACAAAAGAAGATAATACAATGATATATAAAATAGATGCTGATGCCTTTATAACAAAAGGTACAGCTAAATTAGTAACTGATCTTGTTAACAATTGTTATAAAGATGAAGTTGCTGGTTTAACAATTGAAGATTTTTTACCTTTAGGTATAAAAGAATTATTAACAATGCAAAGACAAAATGGACTAGGTAGTCTAATACAAAGGATAGTAGAAATAGCAAATACTAAATAATAATATGAGTAAAATAGAAGAATTTATACAATTAAATATTAACTTTTTAAATGATATTCAATCTTATCATTGGCAAACAAAGTCATATTCTGAACACGAAAGCTTAGGTGAGTACTATGTTAAATTTAATAAATTGCTTGACGAGTTTGTTGAAACACATCAAGGCAAAACTGGTAGAAGAATTAAATTTAGTGCTGAATTAAGACCAGGCATTTTAAATTATGCTGATGTTCAAATAGTAAAAGCTGAAGTAAAAAAACAAGCAGATAGAATTAACGAACTATCAAACAATAAAGAAGTTGCTGGTCAAATAGACTTGCAAAGTATGTTAGAAGATATGCTTTTAGCAACTAATCAGCTACTATATCACCTGTCATTAAATTAATGCCCTTATACACATTTGAAAATAAACGAACAGGTAAAACCTTTACTGAAATGATGACCATTGCTGAAATGGAATCATATCTAAAAAAAAATAAACATATTAGACAAAATATTACAAGTGTTAATATTGTTGGTGGTGTAAGTGGTATGAGCTATAGAAGTGACCAAGGTTGGAAAGAAACATTAAGTAAAATATCTGAGGCACATCCTAATAGTACTTTAGCACAACAACACGGAAAAAGAAGTATAAAACAAGTTAAAACCGAACAAGCAATAAAAAAATATAAGGCTAGACAACGTGCAAAAAATAAATAATATAGTACAGAGCGAGCAACCGAAACACAACGGTCGTATACCTGAGTCAAATAGGTCAATCCGCTCATTGTACAATTCCAATAGGGCAGGTCATTCCTGCTTGGACAACCTGCCCAGCCTTATCATACATAGGAGGAACAATGGCTAACGACATACCAGATTTTATGCGTGAGTTTGATACAGATGTTGATTACGGATTTACTCCTGTATCACAAAAACCAGTTGAAGAAACACAACCAAGTATTGACCCAAGTGTAATAGAAAATTCAAATTTAGAACTAGCAAAAATTAAATCAGACGTTTCTGATATTAAATCTGCTATGAATGAAATTATGCAAATTGTTGCTGAAAAGGACACAGTAACAAAAGAAATACAAGACGCTGACACACAAAATAGATTTAAAGAGATTGAAAAGATTGTATTACCTTTTTTATATAATCTTTCAAAGTCTAATGAACCTTATATACATTGGCCAAATAGAGGGCCAATCATTAAGGCACAGATGGACAAATTACTTAAATTAACAAGGGGGTAATATATGTTAGAAATAAAAGCTCATCACAAAGAATTGAAACGAGCTGTGAACGAAGTTGAGAATAAAAGATCACAGGACAGATCAATTAGGTCTTGGTATGATTTAAGGACCCTAAAAAAAGTTAAACTAATGGCAAAGGATAAATTAAATGCAACTAAGCAAAAACTTTTCACTTAAAGAACTAACTGCCTCACAAGCGGCAGATAGGCATGGTATTAGCAATAACCCTAGTGAAGACC